TTATTAAGCACTTTGTGGCAATAGGTATCAATCTCACAAAAGCCAACGATGTCAAGCTCGTCGCCCCACACCCACGATGCTGCCAGTGAGAATCCACCAATACCGCTAAATAAATCAAGAAGTCGCATTGCGTTCTAAAATAATTAATTTGTGTATTTTTGTTATACCGCATTGTTTCCATCCCGCTCTTTTAAAACAGTATCCAGGATTATCTGATTTGATTTTTTTTGCATTGACGTAGGTATAGTGCCTTTGATTAGGCCAGATTGCATCAGCAATTGCATCCGCTTCTTGAATAAGTTTGCTGCTTTGTGTCTTTGATTCGTTTCTAAATACTGCACAATTCACACCATCTTGACCAGAGTCATTAATAAAATTTCTCCATACAAACATTGCATCTGCTTCCCACGTTCTAAGCACCAATTTTTCACCTGGTCCAACAAATAATTTTTGCTCTCTGCCGTCAGCATATTGTTTATAAGAATAATGTTTCTTAAATAAATCCATGCAGTATTCATCACCGTCCTTTGTTAAGTACCAATGCACCTACTACACTGTTTTCTTTTTTTACCATAACTCACAAAGTTGCGGTAGTGTCTTTCTATGTACTTATTTTTCTTATCTTTTATTTTTCTGTCATACACTATTGATTCCCAACAGTGACCACAACTTTTACAATAAAAGATCTTTTCATCAGCAGCTTTCGCATCATTAGACCACTGATTTATTCTTTTTTCACAATGCATTTATTATTTCCTCGGTTATATCATGCTCTTTACCATTTGTAATTTTGTTGGCAAAAAACACTTTACTGTTTCTTTTTAGTTTGATTAATTCTTTAATCTGAAACAAAAAACTTGAGTATGTCTCAGCTTCTACGATCTGATCGCACCACTCTCCATCGTAATTATCATATTCTACTGATCCTGCGTAGTTGACTTTCATAATCCGCAGTAGCCTTCTTCGCACATAAAGAGTTCTTGTTGATCTACAAATTCAACTTCATCTATAGGTGTGCAGCTTCTATGTAAATAAATCTTTTCACTACTTCCTTTTTTACTTGAGTCGCGTATGGCCTTGTCAACTTTGACAACTTTATCCCACTCTTGTGGTAGTTTTTCTTTTAATTCTTCCCATTGACGATCTCCATGATATGGACAAAACACACACGATGATTTTGGCGGTTCTGGAAACAACAATTCTTTATATAGATTTTTACAATCACTGCGAGACATCCTTATATCAATAAGTGGATAGTAATAATCAATTCTCGGCAGCATAGATACTTTCATGCGTTGTATCTCATCCATAGTAATGCCTAGCCAAACTTGTGTTTTTGGCATACGCTTATGTTTTTTCAAACCGTACAAATCGCGTATTTTTTTTACAACTACATCAATCTTATATTCTTTTGTACATTGCCGTCTAAGCATTCCGCGACCTTCATCACTAAATGCAGGTATACTAGCAAAGCGTTGGCCAGTTGAATTTTGTTGATTTAATAAATCTTTATATAAACTTTTTTTAACTACATGAATAGGTATGCCATTGTTATACTTCGCCCAATCTTCTAAGTATTCTAATATTTCATATGTGCGCGGTAATTCTGCACCAGGATCAGCAAATATTGCATGGTCTGCGCGATCTATGCGACCAAGTGAACTCATTAAATACATAGCAGTTGACTGCACACCTAATCCTAGTGAAATAATCTTCACGACACTGGAAACTCCATATACTGGTAGAACCACTTTCGCTTTTCATTTTGTGAATTTCTAGCGCGATGTATTGCCAGTGTAATATGGTTTTCATTATTATATCTGACGTAGGCCACCTTTTCAAGTGGCGCGAAATAAACTGCAATCACATCTACAGAGCATTTATCTATATATTTGTGTAGTTTTATTTCAATACTACTTTTGGTCTTATAAGTCAGAACAGTTTTTACCTGGACGCGGTGCAGCTTCCCATGACACTCAACCAACATATCTACATTTGCGTCATCGCAGACTGGCACATATACATTTAAATCTTGATTTAACAGATCTTCAATGACGCGATTCTCACCAATAATGCCTTTACGCACCGTTGTCAGATCTTCTCTCATTTGACAAATAAACTTTTAAGTGAGTGTAATTGAGATTGTTCTAATGTATAGTTGGGACCATAACCCATATCTTTAATGTTGTAGTCTTGTAGAAACTCTGCTGCTCTGACACCGCCTAAGATTGTAAAGGTTGGAAATGACGCATGAACCAGTATATACATATCAGCATCACTGACTTTCTTTGTTGTTTTGGCTTGTAAATATCCAGGATTAAATGTTGTAGTCTTTACATCAATCGTAGTACGATTAACTTCTAAGTCATAACCGCGTCTATGTGGTCCAATAGATAAGTCTGGATAACGGTTAAAGTATCTGGCAACGGCTATTTCACCGCCAGTGCCAATTATATCTGGATCAAGTTTTCGACGACCGTTGGAGTTGACTCCATTTGTCTGGTTCTGAACTAATCGGCCCATTCCATTCAGAGTTGCCATCTGCATCTCTGTCTGGTTCAGTGTTATTGTTATCATTAGTATCCTCGGTATGTGTGTTTTGTTGTTCGTAATGTAAAAATGCAGCTAGTATTGAATAGTTAAAACTGTCTATACATCTTTCACGAAAATTTTCATCTGAGTATTGATTACCAGTTTTAGCGTGAGTACACATTGCATCATCGCCTTTACTTTTGTAGACCATCAATGCCTGCATTGGTGTGACACCAACGCGCCTACCAACTGACTTAAAATTTTTAAGTTTGTCATCATTTTTCGAGGTGTATTCAATTGATTTAGCATCGCTTACTGCGTTTGCGTCTTTAATAAACTCGTCTCTAAACTGGTTAAACTTTTTAGTTGACGTTATGTTTTTGAGATAATTTTTAAACATTGGCATAATATTTATTGATAGTCTGCAAAGCGTTGACCAAGCATTCCATGATTACAAAATCCTTTAGCAATTCTTTTGGTTTTTTTCATCCAATTATCGTTCTTTGTTCTAGGTGAATTTTTTATAGTATTTCTAAGTCTCTTCCATTCTTTGTGTGATCTATTTTTTTTTCTATGTTTACTAATTGGCATTAACACTCCATATCGTTTTGTATTCCTTTTTTTGACGCATCAATTTTTCTTAAAATTTTATCGGTAACTTGCTCTGCAATTGATAGCCGAGTCTCACTACTAGATAAATCAATACTTACCTTGGAATACTTTTTTAAAATGTCGCATACTGCTTCACCTACGACTTCTACTAATTTTGAACGCGGAGTCAAGGCTGAACCCACCTGCACGAACCTGGATTTTGATTACTTGTCATTTCTGACTCCGCGTAATTTTTGAATAAGCTCTGTCATTAAATCTTCACTGAAAACAAATAGCCATTTCTTATGATCACCTCTAAGCGCAACCACATTGGCATTTTTAAAAAACTTGTATATTGAAAAGCGTTTGTATCGCTTTACTTGAATCAGCATTAATAATTCATCAATGCTTGCTTTTATATCTATATCTGGACTTTCGCCCAACGCTCTGCCATCGCTACCAAATGCGCGCTGCACTTTGACTCCGAGGTCGCGCAAATAATGCACGACCTCATTTTCGCCCGAATATCCTTTACGACCAGATTTACTTGGCATTAGAAAGGCAACTCAGTGTCTTCTACTGCGCCTTCTTCAGTTTTTAATATACTTCCACCTGCAATGTATGCGTCAAAATCAATTTTAGACTCAGTCTCTTCCCATGCCTTTTTGCATTCTGGTCTTTGAGGTTCTGGCTTGCAAGGTGTCACAGTATACAGTGTATCCTTGCCTTCGCCTTGCCTTTTCACCATAATGTCATATTCAGTGCAAACACCCCAATCTTTACTATTATTCAATTGCTCTATCGTAGTCAAGATTGTTTTTTGATGTATGCTAATGAATTTAATTGCACCATCTACCCATACTGGAACTAAAGCAAAGTAGCGTGGCTTTTGATCACCTTGTTGCGCCATTGGAGTTTTAGATCTAAGTGGCGCACCGCTATCTAATCTTAACTCCTCGCTCCAATCTTCATAGCCTTCCATTAAAGGTCCAACAATGCGAAATCTATTTTCACCAGGTTGGAATTTGTAATAAAGGTTAGACGAGTCACTTTCGGGAATATTAATGTTTGAGAATGGATCTGATCCCATTGTAATTTCTCCTGTTGTCTATCTTTACAGAATGTGGTGTTCTGTTTAGGTAAGAGGAGCCTAGTTCACGCTAGGCTTCTCACTTTTTATAACTTCATAACCACGTCTGTCAATTAACGCTTCAACGCGCGCCAACGTATCCATATCAACGACTGAACGTATACCAATATCACTTGTAATAAGTTTGTTGGTTCGTCCAGGAATGAATGTTTGTTTATTGTTTAATAACTTTGCAACCTCACTTGCAAAGCGTATACGCTCTTGTCTATCCTTAATTCTTACGGTGTAAATCACCGAGCAGCACCTCTCGGAAGCAGTAGTGGTAAGTGGATAGACATACATAGAAACCGAGGTAAACGTAGGTGCTGCTCTTTTGCGGAGTTTTTATTTTGTTTCAATAGTCTCAATTTTGTCTAAACTTGAAATTTTAATTAGTGTCCTATTACCGTAGCATTTTAGTATCAATTCTAAATTTTTTAAATTACGCTTTCTAAGTTCCAATGCGCTCATTAAACTGCGCTTTGAAACACCTAAATAGTTAGCAGCTTCAGTTGTGTTTAACCAACCTTTCATTGTGGCCACTCTATTTGATCTATTGTTCTATCTAAGACGAGCGCAATCTTACTTTTCCACTTCATAAGAAACGGTCTTCTACCGTTCATCATGTCAGATAAATAACCACCAGAAACTTGTATATATTTCGCCAGTTGATTTTGACTTAAATTATTTTCAAGCATTCTAAGGCCAAGTGGTTGTTTGTGAAAATGTTTCATAATTGTCGCATTTAGTTTAATAAATGAAACAATGCATATGCAAGTATTTTGTTGCATATGTTAGAATATTTTTTTAAACTATGGTGTTATATAAATAAGGATAGGCATATGACAAATCAAAAATATGCGACATACAACGAAGCGGTAATGGCTTTGTTAGCAATCGCAAAAACAAAAAAACGATCCATAGAAAGTTTAGCGAAAGAGACTGGTATCAACCGCACGTCTATGTATAGATGGGGACCTAAAAGCAACCATAAAGTGAGTACAAGCTCTGCTCACTCAATTGCTAAAGCAGTTGGCTATGACATAAAAGAGCAAGGCAACCACGTCATCATTACACCACATACTATTGATGGCACAATTCAAGGAGAGAAAATGGATACACTTACTAAAGTGCAATCTGAATTAATTGAAAATCAAAAAGTTGTTATTAATATGCAGAACGAACAGATTGCAAAACTAAAAGAAGAACGCACTCAAGCATGGCCAGATGATCCTGCGAAAAACAAATTATTTACTCAAGTCAATGCGGATTGTCGCTCTACGATTGAACTGAAAAATGTATTTTCATTTAGTAAACCAATAGAGCGTTGCATTAGTAATATGAAAGGTTTTGAAAAAGTTGCAGACGGTCTTAAAATGCCATATGAAACTTTTAGAGATAAGTATTTTGCAGAAGGTCAGTGGTATCCGAACGACCATCATCCTGCTGAAACGCTATTTAGTAAAAACTCTGCTAAAGATGTGGCAGAATATAGCAAAGGCGCTAGAGAGATATTGCGCAATTTAAAATATAAATTTATGGGATATGATTATTTATCATTTTACGTTGACTATGAGTACAATAATCGTATTGTTAAAACTGTAGCTGCTATTAGATTAGAATTTGGAATGAAAACGTGTATAGCTGAAGCAAAAACTACTATTTTAAATGAATTAAACTAAACCTCACCACACCACAACAAGGAGATAGACAACATGGCATCAACTTTCATAAGAAAGGACCGTAAAAAAAAGTTCGGTATTACTTTTTTTGATCCTGCAAAACAAAAGCGCGTACAAAAACTATTTGCTAGTAAAGTAGAACAAAAGCATTGGCATACGCATTGGCAGATGATTGAAAATAAATACTATAATAATGATCCAACCTGGAAAGATAGTTACGAAGAACAAGGCGATCACATTACGCTTGCACAGTTATTTAATAAGTATAAATCCAACAAACTAAACAATATGTTAGATCCAACTACTAAGCGTAAGTATCTTGCATCAATTAACAGTTGCTTAGAAGTGTTTGGTGACAACCAAATTGTGCATCAAATCCGCACTTTAGAGCGTAATGGCAAGTTAGGTTGGGAAATCTATAAAAGTGAGCGAGAATCACTAGGTAGGACGCGTAACGGCATCAATAGCTATATGCAAGAGTTGAAAGTATTCTTTGAATGGGCAAAGCGACGCGAACTAATTGATAAAGACATTATTATTAAAGATGACTTCTTCCAGGAAAATGAAATTGCGCATAAAGAAATTAAAAAGTGGACTGAAGACGAAATACATACATTGCACACACATCCCGATGTAACTGAGTTTGAAAAAGATATGATGTTTTTGTACATCTATACTGGTTTTCGCGCTAATGCATTTTTAGGTAGCAATAAAGACAAACCTTGGCAAGAGTTTCACTGGCAACACGTTGATTTTGATAATGGCTATGTGTACATAGATAGTAACAAAAAGAAAAAGAAGATTGGTGAGCGTGAGCAACATCGTATTCATCCAAGCGCTTGGGCCATACTAAAAAAATGGAAAGAAAATGGCAATCTAAAGCCAATACCGATGACTTATAGTGGTCTTAAAAAAATCATTGCTAGGATCAGTAAAAAAACTAGAATACAGTTTACGCATCACGATCTTAGACGCTTGCATGGTCAGTTAGCTGAATTGTATTTTCATAGTATGGATGCAGCGCAACAATCGCTAGGACATACAAATTCCAGTGTTACTAGAAATCATTATGTAAAAACAAGCGATTCCACGCAAGATTATATTAATGATGGAGTAGCCAAACAATTCCACCACAAACGGTAGGCAACGTAAGGATTGTGACATTGGAGAGTTTTAAAAGTGTCAACATAATGTCAACAAATTGGTGCATTTTTATGCATATTTGTGCATTATTTACTATAAATTCGGTATTGACAAAACGATCTAATTTTAGGTGTTTTGTCGACGAGCAAACATTAATTTGGCGGAGTAGCTCAGCTGGTTAGAGCAGTGGAATCATAATCCACTCGACACCGACGACAACTTTAGATTTTGTCACATAATGTCATAATCCTGTTATGGCACTTTTAAAACTCTTCTTCAATACTAAGATTAATATTGTACTTATTAATCGCTACTTGATTCATCGTTAAAGTGTTTTGCGCAAACCTGGCAAATATATATTCACTTTCTGCATCAGCTCCGGTTGATGACTTATCTATGCAAAATATAAATGGTCTAGTGGGACCATCAGTAATATTCCAAACATCGCCTACAAAAGAATCATCATCGTAATCTACGCTATGATATTCATCTGGCATTACATCAGTAGAATCTAAATAACTAAAATTCATAGTATACGCTAAACGGCCACTATGTATAAATGCAGCATTGTTTTGCAAACTAAATGGACTTTTAGAAGTAGACGTTGCAGTGCGTCCATACGATGATGCAATACCGTAGCGCTGACCACCTGCCGATTCCTGGACTTTGACTTTATCATAAATAATACTTCTTTGTAATTCTATATCTGGTGCGTGTGGCATCTCATATGCTTCGCCAATCATTATGTTGGCAATAGACAACTTAGTTGAACTATCAAATGCAGAATCACCTTCAAACTGGATGCCCCAGTATCGGTAGCCAGTAATATCTCCACTTGCGGATATTTTAAATATGGTTGTGCCATCACTTGCAGGTGTAATTAATCCAGTAGGTGAAGATAAACTAATAGTATCTGCATTTACGACTTCAGTTATTGCAATGTTTGACACTGAAGCTGCACCACTGCCATCTACGTCATCTACTGCGCCTGCTGAAGTGCCGACAAACACTCTAATTTTACCACTGCAAGAATTTAAATTGTGATTAAGGATTGCAACGTAGTTTTGTCTAAACGCAGTTGATCCCATATCATAATTTAAAAGCACATGATCAGCGCCACTATTTACGGTAGTATCAAATGTCACTTGGTTTAGTGGCCTACCATCATGCAGATCGCTAATTGTACCAGACTCAAAATTAATTAAATTAGAACCAGTAACAATTGATCCAGTTGATGTGCCATGCGCAGTGCGGTGACTGATTAAATCAGTATAAAATGTTGGTATTCCTATATTCATGTTAGCCATTAGCCGACCTCTCTTGTCACTATGCTCACTTTACCTGGCGAGCGTTGTAAATTAATTATCATAAAATATTGATTGCTCCAAGATTCACCTCCAGGATCTACACCCATATCGCTATAGCTTACAATATCACCAGTTTCCATTTTAAATCCTTTAGCGGGATTAACTACCTCACACGATACTATCTTTTTAACATCGCCTAAGATTCCAGTGTAATACGAAAAAAAATCTCTATTAATATCAGTGTTTGGTGTCGTAGGTATAGTACCAATATTCATATCTAATTTTATATCTTTTATATTTTCTTGACTATGAAAGTGATATTTATTTCTAGCGGTTGTGTTTTTTGCATTTACAACTGTCATATATCTACTTGTTTCGCCTGCGTGTTTTTCAGTAGCTATATTCATTTCAGTTACAATATCTGATAGACTTGTATTTTTAATACGCAAATTAGATGTATCTTCTTTAGTCAGTGTATGATCTGCGCTTAATTCAGACTGTTGCAGTGGATAGATATATTTTAGTTTACCAGATGGTGAATATTTAGCTATAAATCCAAACTCATATTGTATTTTTTCTAGGATCGTTTTTAACGGTGCTTGTTCTAATAGCCAGTATCGTATTCTCCAATTATCTTTTGCGCGATCTACATTTAAAGCGGACCACCCATCTGGATCGTTGTTATCGTGACCTGCAAAACGTATTAATAAATCACGATGTGCATCGTGGCCATGTGTAATAGCATCTCCATCCCAACTAGCAGTTAATCCATCTGCGCCACAATATACATATTTTAGATCTTTTCTTTCTCTACCTGCACTATCTGGCTCATCTATAGCAACACCAGAAGTTGCAGTCATATAAACATTAGTCACTACTGCATCGTATGTGCCACTAGCAGTTTTAGCACCTACAGAAATAGTACCTGGAACTGCATCTTGATTATCTAAAAAAGAATTAAAATTTGCTACTGAATATTCTGAGCCACTACTGTCAATATCGGTGCTGCCCGAAGTAGCCTGTAAACTTGGAGATCCATGAGATAGCGCAGTTACATCTGTGCCATATACTTTAGCTGATAACTGTGCAGTGTTTGACGCATCTGGCGATAAGCTACCTTTAATAAATACTTTTAAATCACTTAAAGCTCCACTGAAATCTGGCATTGCAATGTCTACATAATCATAAGCAGTATTAGTTTCATTAGAAATAGTTGCATCACCGCTTGGTGCTAATACGTTGGTATGATTGCTCCAGTCACTATTAATATCAATTGATGCGCTATCGCCATAGATTCTAAAACGTCTTGTAATATTGACATCTACTCCTACTGTATTAATATCGTATTTAGATGTAGTGTTGCTATCAGCCGTTAAAACTGGAAATAAATCAGATGATGAATCATAGTAATTAATAAGTAAACTGCTATCACTGATTGCCTTGTGCATTGCAAAATAAATTTTACCACCAGTTGCTTTTACGACTGGCAATGGAAATACTTTATTTTTTTTAGTTTCAGTAGTAGCGTTATTAGCATCGTAATCACCATATGCAATTGGTGTATATACATTATTACTGCTTTTAGTTTGTGGTATACTAATATTATCCCAAGGTCTCATTGAACTTAACGTCACATTAACATTCTCAATGTTATGATTTATATCTGTAAGTCTACCGTGAAATATTTGGATACAGTTGTCCAGGTCTGTATCATCATTAATTTGAGAAAAGATTCTAACACCACGATTTAAATAAGTATTGCTACCAAGTAATAATTCAGCGCTAAGTGAATCACCTTGATACTGATAGTTGGCAATATCAATGGATAGATTGTTGCTTGCTGCTTTACTGGTTGTTAGATCAATACTTTCTCTAAGTGTAGGATTTTGGCTAGTAATAGCGCCATTATAAAATACACTTTCGCAAGTGGTGTTATTTAAGGCTAGTGGTAAGAATCCACCATAGTTAGCGCCTTGCACTAACCCAGAAAAGTTGCCTTGTAAATCTCGCACAATCGGATCGCCATTATTAAACTCCCAATAACTAATTAAATTGGCAGAGCTTGCATAATTACCACTATCTTCCATAAACGACAAGTAATTACCAGAGTTATATAACGCGGTGACTTCTGTGCTAGTTAGTTTTTCATTCCATATACCAAATCTTTTAATCTGAAACTCACCAAAATGCGTACTCTCAGTGTCACCTCTACGACCAAAGTAAGCGCGACCAGATGTGTAAGTAGGTGTGCTGACATTAGCAGTGCCTGCATTAGTTACGGCATTAGTTGTAACGCTACCTGCTGACTCACTAGCAGTATAGATTGAAGTACCAGTAACTACACCGCTTGCTTCGGTAAGTGCAAAATCTGTTGCAATGGCCACAAAGTACCAGGTGTTTAATGCAATAGATTGATTACCTACCATTGATTCACGATTACTACTTCCACCACCAGTATTATTACCCCAAGCAAAGTTTATTTTTTCACCATCATCTTTATACACAAATAAACCTGCGTAATCATTATCTGACACGACATCGTTATGAAAGATCCACTCAAATGCACCCGCAGTAGTAAACTTTACCCAAAATGCAACCGTTGCGCCAGTAGAGCTTCCAAGTGATATTGCAGAGTTTGCATCTACCGCACCACAATCTACAAAGTCATCAGTGCCGTCAAATGTTAAATAAGAATCTTGATTGAAAAACTGAAAGAGCCAATTTTCACTTAGATTAGTTGCATTAAATTCAGTAATGCTATCCCAGGTGCGTGACTCTTCGCTATACTGGTTGTGTATAGATGAGAATGTACTTTTACCAAGTGCCATTTATGCTAAGTTTTGATTTGTAGCGCGAGCAATCTCTGGAATTAAGGTATCTCTGACAAATGATTCATTGCCTACCATATTACCTTGTATGTTTACGGTTACACCGCCACCAGATGCGCTACGATTCATTTGCGCTAAATTACCAACACCAATATTTTGGACTGCTTCGCGTCTCATAATAAATTCACCTGCTTGCGCTAAAATTGGAACATTGTCTTGACCTTGCACCATGCCACCTTGTGCAAAGCGTTGTATGCCGTTATTTTTAATTAAACCACCAGTGTGTCCTATAAAGGCGCTTGCAAGATTTAATGCGCCACTCGCTGCTGCACCTTGGGGACCGGTAAGCGCTATAAGTTGCGCAGCGGTGCGTAGAAATACTTTTAAAGTTTGTGTGCTATCACCATTGGCATTTTTAAAACCAGTTACTGCGCCTTCTAAAGTTCCAAATGTACCCGCTAAATT